TGCGCCACTGTCATTTTTAAAGTAAAGGTGCATTGACCCGTTACCGCTGCCCGTGGCTACCGCTAAACCTGCCTCGCTTAATAAGTCACAGTCTAGGTCTTTGCACAGCTTATGGAATGAATCAACTCCGCCATTCCTGGCATCTACATCAACAACCAATAAGCCAGAAACTAACACGCCATACCCAGTGGCAAAGTGCCCCATTTCTTCCATGGTCTCTAATTGTTCGTCCGACCAATCTGGCGTGTGCTGCCAGTTACTAGAACGCGGGTGTTTATAAGCAGCTTCGCAATGTGGGTTTTCACACTCGCAGCTTCCGTCTTTATCGGCACCATATAAGCCAAATATTTTATAACCTTCTTCCACGAAGTCGTAGTGATTCGACATTATTATTGCTCCAACAAATAATCTACCAACTTTACTTTTGTTTCATCGCCTAAAGTACCACCCTTCATATATTTACAAAGATACGAGCGCGTTACACCTATCTTACGCGCCACCGCTGCTAGGTTTCTATCTTCTAACTTACGTCTTATTTTTTCATCGCTTAACATTTTATTTTACCTTTTTGTTCAACAAGTGTTGACAAGCATAATTCACTAGGTCTATTATTGCAACCGTTGAGAGAGAAAAGGAGGCAAATTAATGTCATTACTATCAACAGTGTCTAAACCTCAAAACCGCGCTGTAATCGCTACCTTATTGGGTGATTCAGGGCTAGGTAAAACATCAACCGCCGCAACATTTCCGAAGCCTATTGTTATTCGTGCAGAGGATGGGTTGCAGGCAATTCCCGAAGCGCATCGACCTGATGCATTTCCAACGCTAACCAAAATTGACGACCTTTGGAATCAATTGACCGCTTTAGTAAAAGAAGATCACGACTATAAAACACTAGTTGTCGATTCTGTTACTGCTTTAGAGCGCCTATTTATTCAACACATTATTGATAACGACCCTAAACAACCGAAATCAATTAACCAAGCGCTAGGTGGTTATGGCGCTGGGCTTGCTGCAGTAGCTGCCATGCATCAGCGTGTACGCAAAGCGTGTGGCGTTCTTAACGAGCGAAAAAACATGCACATTGTTTTTATCGGCCATGCTGATACGGAAACTATCGAATTGCCCGACCAAGATGCATACACACGCTACAACTTGCGCCTTGGTAAAAAGTCAGTTGCGCCCTATGTTGACGATTCTGACATTGTAGGGTTCATCAAGTTGACCACGTTTACTACGGGCGATGGTGAGCGTAAAAAGGCAATTTCTGACGGTAGCCGTCAACTTGTTTGTTATGCGACTGCCGCAAACGTATCTAAAAACCGCTTTGGCATCACTGACGACATACCCGTTGAGCTAGGCAAAAATCCACTAGTTAATTTTGTTCCATCACTAAAAGAAGGTAAATAATCATGTCATTTTGGAATCTATCAGACAACAGCGAAAACCTACAAAACAACAACGGCACCTTTTCAGCGGGTGGCGGAGATATGGAGCCAATCCCTGCAGATACGCAAGTAAAAGCAGCATGTGAAGAGGCTAAATGGGATGCATACGACGGTGACGAATATGTAAGCCTCAAATGGACGGTGTTGGCACCTGCGGAATACAAAAACCGTAAAGTGTTTCAAAAAATCCGCGTTATGGACGGCGATGTTAAAAAAGCAGATAAGGCAAAGCGCATGTTAGCAGCTATTGCGACCAATGCTGGTGGCGGCTTGTTAAAAGTAGAAGGTAAGCCAACCGATATGGATTTGCAGAAAAACCTAGCCATGAAGCCTATGGCGTTAACGCTGCAGGTATGGGAGATTGAAAAATCTGACGGTACAGGCAAGGCAAGCGGAAACTGGGTGCAGCAAGTGGCACCACTAAAATCGCAAGCGCCTGCACAACAGGCGGCACCTGCAGCAAATAACGACCTAGAAAGCGAGCTAGGCTGGTAAAAACAACAGGGCGCTTCGTGCGCCCTATATTGGAGTGTGAAAAATGGAACAACGTACAAACGAATGGTTTGCAGCGCGAAAAGGTCGCATAACTGGCAGTGTAGTAGGTGCTATTTTAGGTTTAGCGCCTTATATGTCGCGTGATGACGTTATGCGCCAAATGGTGCGGGAATACCACAACCAGGAAAGGGAGTTCAAAGGTAACGCCGCTACGCAGTGGGGAACCGCTATGGAGGAAACGGCAAAGGCTGACTTTGAAATAACATGCGGTCACGACGTAGAAGATGCGCCTTTTGTGCAGTGGGATGAAGATTGGCTAGGCGCTTCACCTGATGGCTATGTTGGCGATAACGAGCTGATAGAGATTAAATGCCCTTATGGTTTGCGCAATCAAAGCCCTACTATATTTAAGTCGATTAACGACCAGCCGCATTACTATGCGCAAATTCAAATTCAACTGCTGGTTACTAATCGTGTAGGGTGTTATTTCTTCCAATGGTCTCCGCATGGCTCACAGTCTGAATACGTGCCGTTTGACCCGCAATGGATTGAAGAAAATATACCAAAGCTACGCGAGTTTTACGCCGAATACCTAAACGAGCGCGAGCATAACGCCTGGAAGTATATCAGCGGCGGCGAAGTAGCGAAGCGCTACCAATTAGCTAAAGCGGCGCTTGATGTTGCAAAAGCAGAAATGGAAGAAGCAAAAGAAGCGCTTATAGCTGCGACTAATCACGAAGGCGGTAAAATTGGCGATTTAACCATAACGCGAGTGCAGAAAAAAGGCGCGGTGTCTTACCAGAAAGCACTTAAAGATTTAGCGCCTGATGCTGATTTAGAATCTTATCGCGGTAAAGACAGCGAGTATTGGAGGATATCGTGAAAAGAAGCGAGTGGATGGAAGGACTTCTACATGCTGAATCTTTAGGTATAACCGAAGTAACTGAACTTTTTTATCGCAATGAATATTATGACGCTAGCCTAGAGTTTTTAAATGGCGTTATGGATTACATTGCAAATTATAAATTAAGGAAATCGTAAAATGCCATTACGCGACTATCAACAAGAATCTTTAGATAAGGCTATTGAGTGGCTTTCTACCTCGTTTGAGTTTGGTTTACTTGACCTTGCTACGGGTGCAGGTAAAAGCCACATAGTCGCGGCGTTAGCTTCATGGGCAAGCGGTGCCAGCGGTAAAAAAATACTTTGCTTGGCGCCGTCCAAAGAGTTAATCGAGCAGAACCGCGAAAAGTTTTTAGGAACGGGAAAGCCCGCCAGTATTTTTAGTGGCAGCGCAGGTAAAAAATGCTTAAGGCATGACGTTGTTTTTGCGACTGAGAAAACCGTGCTAAACAATATCGATAAATTTTGCGGCCGATTTGCGCTGATAATTATTGACGAATGCCACAAAATAACGCCAACCATTAAAAAAATCATAGCGCACATAAAAATCCAAAACAGCAAAATGAGAGTGCTAGGGTTGACTGCTACTCCTTACCGCCTTGGCACGGGGTATATTTACCGATACAAAGAAGATGGGCAGCCAGTGGCAGAGCATGAAACAAGAGAGCCATATTTCAACAGGCTAATCCATAGAGTACCAGCGCAACGACTAATTGACGCGGGTTATCTTACGCAACCACATGCTGACCCTGACGTAATAGCACACTATGACACAAGCGCGTTAGAAACTAATAGCATGGGGCAGTTCACCCAAGCAAGCCAAGAGCAAGCCTATGAAGGCAGAGGGCGATTAACTTCGCAGATAGTGGCTGACATAGTGGATAAAAGCAAAAACCGCCGTGGCGTTATTATATTCTGTGCAAGCCATGCCCACGCTAACGAGGTTATGGAGTCACTGCCGCCTGAGAATAGCCGAATGCTAACAGGTAAGGCAGGGAAGGCAGAGCGTGAAAAGCTAATAAGCGATTTTAAAAATCAGAAGTTTAAGTATTTCGTCAATATCCAGGTATTAACTACGGGATTTGATGCGCCCCATATCGACGTAGTGGCGCTATTGCGTCGCACTGAATCCGTTAGCCTGCTTCAGCAAATGATAGGCCGAGGGCTGCGCCTATATGACGGTAAAAATGATTGTTTAGTTTTGGATTATGCCGAAAACATAGAAAACCATTGCCCCGATGGTGATTTATTTAACCCTGATATAAAAGTAAGCGGCGGAACAGGAGAGAGTGAGCCAGTAGAGGTTATATGCCCATCTTGCAACACGACAAACCTGTTTAAGTTGCGCACGAATGATGAGGGTTTTGATTATGACGAAAACGGCTACTTCATAGACCTAGCAGGTAAACGAATTTTAACCGATGATGAGCAACCTATGCCTGCACATTATGGGCGAAGATGCTTCGGGCAGTCTATCGTTAAAGGCGTTGCGGATAGATGTGAATACCGATGGTCACACAAGTTGTGCAAAAATGAAGATTGCCTGCACGAAAACGATATAGCTGCGCGCTTTTGTGAGAAGTGCAAAGGCGAACTAGTAGACCCTAACGAGAAACTAAAAATAGAGTTTGCCAAGATTAAAAAAGACCCGTACACACCAACCGTGGATAAAGTTTTATCTTGGAATGTTAGGCTTAATACAAGTCAGCGCGGTAACGACACGTTACGGGTTACATACGTCACAGAGTGCAGGTCTTTTGATGTTTTCTATATGCTTATAAAGCGTTACGAATGGGTGCCATTTTGCATGGCAACTATCGGAAAAGTAGTAGAGTCTGAGCAAGAGTTCATGGATTTATATTGGGAAGGTGCAGCGGTAATGCCTGTTGATATAAAAGCATATCGCGAAGCTAAAGGTTCACGTTTTTACAAGGTAGAAGGTTATAACTATGAAGATACCAGAATGGTTAGCTAGTTACGGCGATATGGATTTTAGAGGAAAATGCCCATTAGAGAGCGCGGAGCAAATAACGCTTTTTAATACGATACGCAAGCGATACCCGCAAGCTATTCACCCGCGCAACGAGGGCAAAAGAACGCACGGACAGGTAAGAAGGCAAAAAGCGGAGGGCATGACAAAGGGTGCCAGTGACTTAATTATACCAGCTGCAGTGTGTTTTGTTGGCGAATTAAAGCGACAGGACCACACACAAAGCACATGGCAGGATGGGCAACTAGAATATTTACAAAATGCAAAAAACGACGGTGCGTTTGTTTGCGTAGCGTTTGGATATAAGGCAATGTTAGAGGCAATAAAAGAATGGGAAGAATTGAACAATCAAATCAAATCGACGCTATTTTTGAAGGCAAATTAGCGGTGCCAGATGCGCACCCTGACGTAAAAACATGGTTTGAACTTACTGTTTATAACCTAGCTATGCAGATAGTAAAGGCACCTGCAGAGCAAAGAAAAGAATTAGCTGAAATGGTTGACCCGCAATGGCGCGATGACGTTTTACCATTGGCTAGAAAACTGGTTATCGAAGGCGTTGACCTAATTTAAACAACAGGGCGCACCACGCGCCCAAGTGAGGGAAGA